GATCCGGACGACGAGCCGGAGGCAGCGGCAACGCCGTTGGCACCCGAGGCCGCACTCGCGCCGCCGGCAGCCGTCTCGGAGAACCCGGCAGCCGCGCTGGCTGCCGCGGTCGCTTCCAGCGATCTTCCGCCGGCGCTCGCTGTGGCATTGCTGCGTCGCCCGATGCCGCAGGGTGAGCAGGCGGCAAGCGCGATCGAGTACGCGACCGCAGTCCAGGATGCATGCGCGGCCGCACTGCGTGGCGATGACACGATCGCGGCCAGCTTCATCGAGAAGAACACCGACCTCGACACGGTGCGTGCACAGCTGTTGTCGATGAAGGCGGAAGAGGGCCGGAGTACTCAGGTCATCACCGCACACCCGGCCTCCATGGCCGATCAACGAGCCGCCGAAATGAAGGCGCAGCTGAACCCCAACAACATCTACAAAAACCGAGGTAACTGACGATGGAAATCTCTCTGGCCGGCACCCGCACCGGCGAATTCCTGCTGTCCGAAGCAGGCGGCGAGCGCAGCCGCGAACTGATCCGTCTGCCGGCCGGGCAGGGCATGCTGGCCGCCGGCACCCTGCTCAAGGCCGACAATACCGTGGCCGCCAACGGTGCCGACGCAGTGAAGGTGCTCTACGGCCCGGTGGATACCGGTGCGAACATTGGCGAGCTGCCGGTGAAGGGCGCAGCGATCGCACGCGATGCAGAGGTCTTTGGCGAAAAGCTGGTCTGGGCTGACGGCGTTACCGACGATCAGAAGTTGCTGGCCGCGCTGAGCCTGGCCGAGTCGGGAATCATCACCCGCTGGACCCAGCAGCCGATCGCGTCGAACGCAGCCGATCACCTGGTGTTCGTGTCCGAACCGCTGACCGGCACCGCCGGGGTTGCGCTGGGCCCGATCGTGGTACACGTCAAGGACGTCTTTGGTGCCCTGGTCACCGGCAGCACCGTCAGCGCCACTCTGGCCAAGGCCAGCGGCACCGGAAACCTGGCCGGCGGCGGTGCAAAGGCAGCCGTGGGCGGCGTCATCACCTGGGATGCCGCGACGCTGAGCGCAGCGGGCGACTACACCCTCAAGGTGACGGCCACCGACCTGGGCGAAGCCATCAGCGACACCATCACCATCGCAGCCGCTGCCGGCGGCTGACCGCCGAGCAGCTCCCTCTTCACCCGCTGACCCCTGGCCCCGCTTTCGCGGGGCCTTTTCGTATCCCATTCCAAGAGAGAAATCACCATGGATCTGCAGACCCTTCTGGCTCTGGGCGTGCTGAGCTTCGACGCCCTGAACGCCTACATCAACAACCTGCCGCGCATCTCCACGCGGCTGGCCGACATGCGCCTGTTCCAGGAAGATGGCCTGGTCGGCACCACCATCGTCAAGGTGGGTATCAAGGGCACCAAGCTGGTGCTGGTCCCGAACGTTCCACGCGGTGCGCCCGGCCAGCCCAAGGGGCTGGAGCGTGGCAAGGTGAAGCTGCTGGAAACCACCCACCTGCCGCAGAACTCGACGGTCATGGCTGACCAGCTGCTGGGCGTTTATGACCCGGCCGACCCGGAAGGCGCCAACGTTGCCGCCGTGGTCAACGCGCTGCAGGCGGTGCACAAGCGCGACCTGGACTTCACCATCGAATACCACCGTATGGGCGCGCTGCAGGGCAAGCTGCTCGATGCCGACGGATCGGTGATCATCGACTTCTACGAGGAATTCGGTGTCAGCCAGATCGTCATCGGCATGGAGCTGAACAAGGACGCCACCAAGGTCCGCGCCAAGTGCATGGCCATCAAGCGCGCAATCGAGGAAAAGCTGGGTGGCATTCCGTACACCGGCATCCATGTGTTCTGCAGCGCCGGCTTCTTCGATGCCCTGACCGACCACCCGGACGTCCAGAAGGCCTACGAGCGCTGGCAGGACGGTGCCGCGCTGCGCGATGACGTCCGCAAGGGCTTCGTGTTCGGTGATATCACCTTCGAAGAGCTGCAGGGCAATACCGGCGGCGATCTGGCCCTGGCCGATGGCGAAGCGATCGCCTTCCCGCTGGGTGTGCCGGACATGTTCCTGACCCGCTTCGCGCCGGCGGACTATCTGGAAACGGTGCGCGGCATCGGCCTGCCGTACTACACCAAGACCGCCCCGATGCGCATGAACAAGGGCATCCAGCTGGAAAGCCAGTCCAACCCGCTCAACATCAACACCCGACCGGACGCGGTGATCCGCCTGAAGGCCGGCGCGAAGTAAGCCAACAGTGCCTGGCCCGCTCCGGCGGGCCAGGCTGGAGGGTGTATGGCCCAGATCAGGATCGGGGTCGACCCCGACAACGTCTTCGGGCGACAACTGACCGAGCTTGAGCAGTCCCAGCTGCCCTACGCTGCATCGCAGGCCGCCAACAAGGTGGCCTACGAGATCCGCGAGCGCTGGAAGCGCCAGGCGCCGCGGGTGTTCGACCGGCCCACGCCGCTGACAGTCAACGCAGCGATGTACCGCAAGGCCACCAAGGCCCAGCCGTACGCCGAAATCTACCTCCGGGACGAGGCCTTCAAGGGCACGCCGCCGGCGAAGTACCTGCTTGCCGAGGTGGATGGTGGTCAGCGCCGCCGGAAGGGCTTCGAGCGGCTGCTGCAGAGCCGAGGCCTGTTGTCGCCGACGCAGTTTGCGGTGATGGGTCGGGGCGCTCAGGCGAACCAGTACGGCAACGTTCCGGCCGGCCAGGTGACCAAAATCCTGTCGCAGCTGGGCGCCCAGCGGGACCGGTACCAGAACGAGACCAGTGTCAGCCGGAAGCGGCGACGGGGCAAAGGCAACAACCGTGATGGCGAGTACTTCGTGATCACCAAGCGCCGTGGCGTGCTGCGCCCGGGCATCTATGAGCGAATCGGACGAGGATCGGGTGTCCGATCCATCTTCATCTTCACCAACACCGCCGCCTACACGCCGCGCTACGACATCTTCGGCATGGCCGAGGACACCTGGAAGCGGCTGATGCCGTTCTTCCTGAAGCGCGAGCTGGAAAAGGCCATGGAAACCGCGAGGCCCCTGCCTTGAACCAGAAAGCCTTCATGCAGGCCTTCGACGCAGTCGCGTTCGATGCCTTCCGCGCAGCCGGCGTCGCCGATGCTGCCCAGTACAAAGAACCGGGCGGCACGGTTGAGGTGCCGTGCACAGTGCTGCTGGACGAAGCCGTGGAGCAGTTCACGCCCGACGATGTGGCGCCCATCGCGACCACCGTTGATCGGGTGACGCTCCAGTTGGCCGAAATCAACCCTCGCGCGGGCGGTGTGGTGCGGATTGAGGGCACCGGCCGCCGGCTCAAACTGGTCCAGAAGATCCACGCCGACGAATCGACGGCGGTGTGGGAGGTGGCCAATGTCTGATCGCACCCCCAGCCCGCGGAAGCAGCTGCTGCAGGCGATGGGCAAGACGCTGCAGCTGATCAGCACCGACAACGGCTACCTGACCGATGCCGGTGCCGGTTGGACACTGGAGCCGAAGCCCGGTGATCAGGACACGCAGACTGTGCTGACGGCCGTGATCGAGAAGCAGCAGCGGGCGGAGAGCCCCTCGAAAGTCAACACGCACCGGCTTACCACCGTCAGCGTCATCGCCAAGGTTCCCACAGACACCGAGGGATACCAGCAGGCGCTGGACGACCTGGTGACCGATATCGAGGCGGCCATGGATAGCCGGTGCGTAGCTCGCAACTTCCCCGACGGCATCCAGGTGCCGGTGTACGTCGGAATGGAACCGCTGATGCCGGAGAAGGCCAGCGCCGGCTGGGTCGGCGTGCTGATCACCTACCAGACCCACATCCCCAAGAAATAACCCGCCGCACAGCGGCAACCCAACTGGAGAGCCATCATGGCCGAAGACTACAGCTACCTGGGCGCAGGAATCGTCCTGATCCGTGAGTGGAACACCGCTGATCCGTTCTTGGAGATCGGCAATATCTCAGCCTATACCGTGGCGCCGCAGACCAATACCATCGAGCTGGCCGACTACCAGAACCCCGGCGGCGGCACGGCCAACCGTGTCGATCGCGTGACCGGCTACAACCTCAACTACACGTTCCACGACTTCAACCCGGAGAACTTCGCCCGGGCAACTCGCGGCAAGGCCAGCAGCATCGCCGCGGGTACCGTCACCGATGAGCCGGTGCTGGCCGTGCCGGGCAGCTTCGCGCCACTGTCGCGCCTGGCCACGGAGGTGACCACCGTGAAGCCAGCAACCGGAACCACCGCCTATGAGGCCGGGAAGGACTATCGTTTCGAGCGCGGCATGCTGTTCATCCCGGTAGGATCTGCGATTGCAGCACCGTCCGCGGCCGGCACCCCGAACATCAAGGTCACCTACAAGAACGCGGACCTGGGCCACGTTGAAGCTGCGGTCACCTCGCAGAAGTTCTACGAGATGCAGTTCTACGGTGCCAACGAGGCACGCGGCGGCAAGTTGGTCCGCCTGGTAGCGCACAAGGTGGCCGGCGGCGTCATCGAGAGCATGGGCCTGATCGGCAATGAGTTCGGCGCGGGAAGCGTGCCCGGCGCGCTGCTCAAGGACTCGTCGAAGGCCACGGGCAACGACAAGTCGGCCTACTTCTACTGGCAGCAGGAGAAGTAAGCCGTGGCCGATGATGACGTGATCGCCCCGCCGACGCGCACGGTTCTTGTACGTGGCGAGAAGGTGGTTGTGGGTCCCCTGCGCCTGGAACAGATCGGTCCGTTCATCACGGCCAGCCGCACCATCATCGCCCGAGTGGCGATGATGGCCGGTGTGGTCGAGGGCGCCGATCGTGCTGGCGTCGGTGCCATCCTGCTCGACCTGCTCGAGCAGGACAGCAACGAGATCGCCGCGGCTTTGGGGGTGGCAATCGGACGCGAGGCGGAATGGGTTGCGGGGGCAACGCTGGACGAGATCGCTGACTTGCTGGAGGCGGTTGTCGGGCTCAACAGGGATTTTTTCGCCCTCCGCCTGCGGCGGCTTCTGCTGCAGGCGAAGCTTCCGGCGGAAGAGAGTACGGCCTCGCCGACCTGATCCAGTACCTCATCGCCCACGGACACTCCCGCGCGGAGGTGATGACCTACACCCTGGCACAGCTGCGAGCCTTCACCGCCGCAGCTGCGCAGGTTGAGCGGGACCGCATCGCGGAATTCGCCGTGGCCACGCGCATGGCTATGGCCGCCCCGGCTGCCGACTGGCAGATGTACCTGGCTGCTCTGCGCGGCCAGGCCCCGGCACAGCAGCGACAAGGAATATCGAACGATGGCTGATCCTTCAGCAAATCTGCGCGTCCGCATCAGCGCGGACCTGGCCGACATTCGGCAGGGCTTGGGCGTGCTCACTCGCCAGCTGCGCGAGGTGCGCACCGAGGCGGCCAGGCCGCTGCCGACGAAGAACAACATCACGGAGCTGGGGGTCTCTGCAGGGCAGACGGCGCAGGCGATGCGCCAGCTACCGGCGCAGTTCACCGACATCTTCACCAGCCTGCAGGGCGGCATGCCCTTCTTCACAGTGCTGGTGCAGCAGGGTGGCCAGATCAAGGACAGTTTCGGGGGTGTTGAGCCGGCATTGAAGGGGGTCTCGTCGGCGCTGCTGGGGATGGTGAATCCGTATACCGTGGCCGCGGCGGCTGTCGGATTGGTGGTCTACGCCTGGTATGACGCCGAGCAGCAGGCCCAGGCCTACACGAAGGCACTTGTCCTGTCGCGCAATGAGGCGGCCGCGACGACCCTGACGCTCGTCACCATGGCTCAGAAGACCAGCGACGCGCTGCAGGTTGCCGCCGGCGTTGGTGCCGAGGCGGCTCAGGCCGTCGGCTCGAACGGGAAGATTGCCGGGCAGAATCTTCAGGACGTGGCCAATGCAGCCGTGGCGATGAAGGAAATCAGCGGGCAGGCGCTCGATGAAACCATCGCCATGTACGCAAAGCTGGCGGAAGACCCGGTCAAAGGAATGCAGAAGCTCAACGAGCAGGTCAACTTCATGACCCTGGCGCTCTACGAGCAGGTGAAGGCGTTGCAGGAGCAGGGCCGGAATCAGGACGCCGTGACTGTGATCACCCGTGCAGCAGCGGATGAAACCGTCATGGCGCTCGCTCGGGTCCGCGCCAGCCAGAACCCGGTGATCCGGGGATTCAAGGACCTGTGGGTCGAGGCCACGAAGGCGTGGTCGGCGATGCAGGTGAACGTCGGCCTCGGGCCTGCTGCCGCACAGATGCAGCAGCTGGTGGCAGAAAACCAGCGGGAACTCGAGAAGCTGAACAATCTGGCCAACGGTACCCAGCGCGGCCTACCGCTGGCCCGTAATCCTATTGCCCTGGCGGCGATGGAGAAGTCCATCAAAGACCGGTCGGAGAAGATCAAGGCATTGGCCGCTGATCTGATCAAAGAGCGCAAGGATGCGGAGGTAAAAGCTGCTCAGGCTGCATCGACCGATTTCATTTCGGAGATGGATTCCATCATCGAGTCCCAGGCCAGCAAGGAAGAGAAGAAGCGGCAAGAGGTAGAGCGTGTCAATGGTGAAGCCGCAGCGGCCCGGCGCAAGGCCCAGGCGTCAGGCCTCATTGCAGAGGCGGAGGCCATCGAGAGGCGGCGCGCCGCCGCAGTCGCGGCCATTGAGAAGAAGTACCGGGAAAAGGCAGCGACCGGCACCGGCGCAGCATCACGGTCCGCCGGCCTACGCGGTTTCAAGGATGATCTGGTAGAGGAACAGGCGCAGATCACGGCGAGCACGCAGATGCTACGTGCACAGTACTCAGCACGCGAGATTACGGCGTCCGAGTACTACAGCCGTATGAGGGAGCTGCTGCAGCAGGGAAATGACGCGCAATCTCGCTCGCTTCAGCGCCAGATTGAATTCCTGCAGAAGCAGGGCGTTAGCGGCAAAGATGCAATCAACGTCAACCGACAGATCGGCGAGCTGGAAGCACGACTGGCCAAGTTGCGTATCGAAGGCGCCGCTGCAGTGGAGGTGCTTGCGAAAGAGGAACAGTCGGCTGCCAAGGCGCGGGAGAACGCAGTCAAAGCCTACGCCAGTGCACTGGATGCCAGTAATGAGGCGCTACGGCGCCAGCTCACGACCCAGGCGCAGCGTGTTGGCATGGGCGATCGCGAGTATGAAATACAGCAGCGGATCAACGAAGCCATCGCGGACGAGGCGGAGAAGCTCCGAGAACTGAGCCTGCAGCGGAACGCGGATCAGATCGATCAGATCACCTTCGAAGAAGAAAGGGCGCTGCTGCATGCCAAGACGCTAGACCGTCTTCAGATCATCAAGAGCGGCTACGACGAGCTGCAGCAGGCCGAGGGAAGCTGGCTGGCAGGCGCCACCGCTGCCTGGGCGAACTACCAGCAGGAGGCCGGCAATGCCGCTCGGCAGATGGGCGACGTGGTCGGAAGCGCCATCGGTGGCTTCGAAGACGCGTGGGTCAAGTTCACCACGACCGGGAAGCTGAGCTTCTCCGACCTCACCAAGTCGGTCCTGGCCGATCTGGCGCGCATCGGCGCGCGGCAGGCGGCAATGGGAATAGTGAACATGTTCGCCAGTGCCTGGGGTGGCGGTGTCACCGCTGCGGGTAACCAGGCGGTCACCTCCGGCACCAGCAGCATCAATAACCAGCTGTTCCAGAACATGAGGGGCGGCTACTCCACCGGCGGGTACACGGGTGACGGTGGTGTTCTTCAGCCGGCCGGGGTAGTCCATAAGGGCGAGGTGGTCTGGTCGCAGAGGGATGTGGCGCGCGCGGGCGGTGTCGAGGTGGTCGAGGCGATGCGCAAAGGGCTGAAGGGCTATGACTCGGGCGGAGCTGTGGCTACTCCGGTCGGTTCCGGAATGGCCGCCGGCGCGATCAATGTTCGCGTGATGAACGCGCCAGCGGGCACCACCGCCAGCGCGTCTCGCAACAGTCAGGGCGGCTTCGACATTGAGGTTCTGCTGGGCCAGGTCGACAGCTACATCGGTGGCCAGGTCGCCAGTGGTCAGGGATCAACGTATGCAGCAATGGGGAGCCGATTCGGCTTAAAGGACTCGGTGTGATGACAGCACTACCTTCAGTGGCACGTGTCATGTTCGAAGGGCAAAAACGAACCTTCGACCCCTCAGTTCTGAGGACCGAAATGGAGCGCGGCGCGCCCAAGCAGCGCTTGGAGAACAGCCAGGTGCTGATCAAGCAGGCCATGACGCTCTACTTCGCCAGCATCGCGGACGTGAACACCTTCGATGCCTGGTACTTCGGCGAGATCAAGCGCATTGGGTGGTTCACCCTTGTGCACCCTTACACGGGGGAGGTGATCACCGCGCGCTTCGAGAATGGCGCCCTCGGCGATCTGGTGCCCGAAGAGAAGCTGCCCGAGGACTACAGGATGGATGTGGTCGTGGAGTACATGAGATGAGCAGTTTCACCGAGCGCAAGCAGCGCATGACCGACACCAGTGGGACGCTGCTGTTCCTGTCCATCACCTCGCCGTCGCTTCCGGGTCCGCTGCGCATCGTCAACGACACCCAGGACTGGGTAAGCCAGGGCATTCCCTACATGGGCGTGCCCTTTGGCTTCAAATTGCCCGATGACACCCGCGGTCAGTCCCCGCGTGCCCAGTTGGTGCTGGACAACGTCGGGCGCGGCATCTCCGAGGACCTGGAGGCGCTGGGGCCGAACGAGCTGATGATGGCGCGGCTGATGGTGTCGGACCGTGCAGACCCCAACCTGTACGAGCGGGATTACTACCTGCCGATCACCAGCGTGTCGGTGGCCGGCGCCACCGCCACCGCTCAGTGCGGTGTCGACTACCTGATGCGGCAGCAGGCCGTGCGCCTGCGCGCCAACCCGTTCACGCTACCGGGGATCTTCTGATGCGGCTGGCAGATGTAGAAGCCTTGGTGGGCGTGCCGTACTGCGAGCACACGTGCGATTGCGCCGATTTCGTGGTGCTGGTCCAACGGCAGCTGTTCGGGCGCGCCGTTCAGCTCCCCAACGGTCGCCCGAGAGGCGTGGTGGGCCAGGCCGCCATTGGCGAGCTGTCGAGGCCGTATGGGACCGCGGTGGCCGTGCCAACGGACGGTGACCTGGTGCTGATGGTCGAGCACGGGCAGAAGCGCGCCGGCCACGCCGGCGTCTACTTCCACCTGGCCCATGAGGGGTGGGTGCTGCATTCCAACGAAAAGAACGGCTGCAGCGTACTGCACCGCGTTCGTGACCTGCCGGAGTTCGGCTTGAGGATTGAGGGTTACTACAGATGGGCCTGATTAAGGACGCGCCGCTGATCATCACACCGCACCCGGTGACGCTGGAGGGCCAGCGTACCCTGGCGGCGCAGTTACAGGAGGGTGAGCGGCTGGGCGGCTTCCTGGCACGCGTGGTGCCTGACTACTCCAGCGACCTGTGGGAGGTGCGCATCAATGGGGTGGTCGTGCCGCATGAGGTCATGGACCGCGTGCGCCCGAAGGACGGAACGGTGATCGAGGTTCGAGGCGTGGTCAAGAAGACCGCGCTGATGATCGTTGCGCTGATCGCCCTGACCGTCTTCACCATGGGTGTCGGTACGGCCATCGTGGCCGCCGGCTACAGCGCAGCCGTCGCCGGCCTGGCGCAGGGCGCGATCTACGCCGCAGGGGCGCTGCTGATCCAGAAAGTGCTGGGGCCCAAGCGGCCCAAGCCCAGCGCCAGCGATGCCAGCCCGGTGTACACCATCGGCGCGGCCAGGAATCAGCCGCGCCCGTACCAGCCCCTGCCGCTGCTGCTGGGCGGGCCATTGCGCATCGCGCCGGACGTGGCCAGCAACCCCTATACCTGGTACGAGGCCGACGACCAGTACCTCGCCATGACCCTGACGGCGGGCATCAACGTGGGGCGCGTGGAGGCCCTGTACAACGGCGATGCGCTGTTGTCGTCCTTCGAGGGCGTCACGGTGTGGCACAACGGCTTTTCCGAGATGCCCAGCGAGGCCATCCCGCTGTACAGCAATGCCGACACGATCAACGGCGGCGCGCTGGAAGCGGAGAAGGGCCAGGCCAGCCCGTGGGTGCAGCGCACCAGCAGCCCGAACACGATCCGCCTGAAGGTGGACGTGGACTTCATGCTGTTCGACACGACCAGCAAGGGCAAGCCGAAGGACAACCGGGAGACGATTGAGATCCAGTACCGCGCCGTCGGCATCGCCAACTGGAGCTTCTTCGGGTCCTATTCGATCGTCAGCCGATCGCAGAAGCAGCAGCGCCGCAGCTACTCCCGGGATGTGCCGGAGGGGCAGTACGAAGTGCGGGTCCGCATTGCCGGCCACAACACCGACGGCAGCGGCGCCACCAGCGACTTCACCTGGTCCACCCTGACCAGCATCCAGAAGGACACCGCCGACTACGCCGGTCTGGCCCGAATCGGCATCCGGATCAAGGCAACCGGGCAGCTCAACGGCCAACCGGATGAGATCCGCTGCGTCGCCTACGCCGAGCCGGCACCGGTCTGGACGGAGGCGGGGTGGGCGACGAAGGAGACCAACAACCCGGGCGCACTGATCCTGGCCTATGCCCGCGGCTTCAGGGACGAGCACGGCAAGCTGATCGCCGGCATCGGCCTGGACGATGTCCAGATCGATATCGAGGCGCTGAAGGCCTTCATGCTGTTCTGCCAGGCCAATGGCTACGGCTACTCGAACTACATCAAGGACGTCCGCAATCACGACGACGTGCTCAATGCCGTCGCGCTGGCCGGGTTCGGCCAGATCACCTGGGCCGGCGGCCGTCTGTCGGTGGTGTGGGCCGGGTCGGAGCAGCCGCTGTCCGGCGTGGTCAACATGGCGACCATCAAGAAGGGGCAATTCCAGGTTGACTACACCCTGGCCAACGCCGCCGACGGGATCGAGTACAGCTACTACGACGCCACCGACTGGACGACCAAGACCCTGCGCGTGGCCGCGCCCGGCGTAACCACCATGCTCAACCCGGCCACTGTGGAGGGCGAGGGCATCACCAACGAGGCGCACGCCGCGCGGATGGCGCGCTACCACCTGGCGCAGTCCCTCTACCAGTACAAGGACATCACCTACAGCACGGACATCGAGCACCTGAGCTATCGTCGCCTGTCCCTGCTGGCCCTGCAGCACGACCTGACGCAGTGGGGCGCCGGCGGTCGAATCGTTTCGGCCACCGCGGCCAACGGCGTTGTCACGCTGCGGCTGGACGAGCCGGTCCAGGCACCGACCAACGGCAACGCCTGGATCGGCCTGCGCATCCCCGGCGAACGGGTGTACCGCGTGTTCGGCGTGCAGCCGTTCACCGGCACCAGCGACACCATCCGCCTGACCGGTTCCTGGCCAGGCGATGCGCCGCTGCCTGGCGACACACCGGATAACCCGGCTCACGACACCATCTGGATCTACGACTTCAAGCAGACGCCGGGGTACCGGGTCCGCGTGGTCGGCATCGAGCCCGAGAGCGACCTGAAAGGCGCCAAGGTGTCCGTGGTGCCCGAACCGCCGGAGTTCTGGAACTACGTGCTCACCGGCGAATACGTCCCGCCGGTCAATACCAATCCGATCACCAGCCGCCCGATTGCCAGCGGCCTGGCCATCACTGAGCAGCAGGTGGTGCAGGGCGATACGGTGTTCACCGAGCTGACCGTCACCTTCGAGATCAGCGGCCCGGTCGGCAACATCGTGGTGCTGGCCGCCGGCAGCGACGGTGTGCTCTCCGAGGTGGCCCAGACCACCACCCGTACGGCCACCTGGCGCATCAGCCATGCGGACCAGTACACCGTGGTGGTCCGACCGTTCAGCCCCGACGGCCGGGCCGGCGTCGCAGCGTCGGTGACCTACATCACGGCCGGTGCGGATGTCCCGCCGCGCCTGGTGGACTTCTTCGACGTGGACGAGCTGTCCGGCGGCGTGCGCATGTACACCTGGGGCTTCCTGGCCAACAGCATCCAGTCGCCAGACTTTGCCGGCGTCGAGATCCGGTACATGCAGGGTGCGGTGCTGCGACCGGAATGGGAGCAGATGATCCCGATCGGGGGCAGCGGCTACCACGCAGTGCCATTCGAAGCCGTTGTGCCGGAGTCGGGCGACTGGACTTTCGCCTGCCGGAGTGTGAACACGTCGGGGGAGCTGTCCACCGAGGCCCGTGTCATCACCAAGAAGCTCGGCGCCAACCTCGGCCAGGTGATCGACAAGACCATTCAGGAGCTCATCGACGCGCAGCAGCGCATCGACCAGGAGAAGATCGAGCGGTTCAACGAGGATGCCCGTGTCGCGAGTGAAGCCGCGGCCGACGCAACAAAGAAGGCCAACGACGCGATGGCGGCGGCCATTGCGCACGCCGATGCCATCGGAGCGATCGTCGCGGATCTGACCGAGGCCGACGAATGGGAGGCTGGGAAGACCTACCCGGTGGGCGACTTCACCCGGCACGACGGGAAGCTGTACCGGGCGCTGCGCGAGAACACCGACGCCGAGCCTGGCGCCTCCCCGGCTGATTGGCAGCTGGTGGGCAACTTCTCTGGCGTGGGCGAGGCGTTGGCTGCGTCGATCGACATGGCCTACCAGAACGCTTCAGACCTGGCGGCCGAGGCTGGTCGGATCAACGCCATTGTCGCGCGCATGCCAGCAGGTGATGGCAAGGTGGCGTCGGTTGAGGCGGTCGACGCGGTCAGCGGCCGCGTGGAGGAAACGGAAGAGGGCCTGCGCGCGGTCGGAGACCGCACGTCGTCGCTGGAAGCGCAGATGACGTACAAGCACGCCGGCGACCGCGATTGGAACGCGGGTGACCGGAACGTCTACGCCGGCGTGCGCACCTGGCAGTCGGTCATGGTCCAGGGTGATCGGGCGGTGGCCAAGACCGTCGATTCGCTCAACGTCGAGCTCGGCGACTTCAAGGCCAGTGCCACGAAGTCCATCGAGCTGATCGCTACCGAGCAGGCCAGCCAAGCCGAACAGATCGAGCACGTGGGCGCAGAGCTGGAGGGCAAGGCATCATCCGACTACGTGGAGCGCATTGACGCCCGCGTGGCTATCACCGAGAACGGCATCGAGGCCGTCACGGGCCAGCTTGCGTCGGTGAAGGCGGAGGTGTCCGGCAAGGCCAGCGCCGAAGTGGTCCAGGGCATGGAGGCCCGCGTCGTGCAGAACGAGAACGGGCTGACCCAGGTGTTGGCGCGGGCGTTCCTGAACGTCATCGCCAACAGCGGCGCCGGACCGCTGATCGGCGGCATGGTCATCGACAACAACGGCCAGGTCATCAACACCCGTTTCGCCAGCAACACGTTCGAGGTCATCTCGCCCGGGGCCAGCGAGGGCATGGAGTGGCGCGACGGCTTCCTGCGCGTCTGGAAGGGCGCCGCCCAACGCATCATCGGTACCAACTTCGGCGCTGCCGGCGACAACCTGGTTGACTACTTCGGGCCGAACGTCGGCGCCGGGGCCGCAGCGAAGTCCAACGCGGTCATGTGGATGGACGCCAACGGCAGTGCCTACTTCGGTGGCCAGCTGTCGGCGGGCATCCTGCGTAACGCGGTCCAGACGACGACCACGCAGACCGTCGGCGTGGAGCTGGTCAACGGCCCGTTCGCCACCAATGGCCGCGTGCGGAGCGTCACCGTCAGCTTCTCCCGCCGGCATATCCGGACCAAGACCACCTACGGCAGCGACGGCTTTGTCGCGGGCGCGGGCCAGAACACGGCACGCGTTGAGATCTATCGGCGGGTGGGGGAGGGGGCTGAATCGCTTTGGCAGGTACTGAACGTCAGCGGTTCGGTGATGATCCTCAACGAGCAGGACGGCCCGGACAACGCCACGTCCACCTGGGGTGGGTCATTCACCGTGAACGACACCAGCACCAGTGCGCAGACGATGACCTACCGCGCGGTGATCACCAGCTTCACCGAGCAGACCGTAACGCACACCTCCGGCTCCTTCCAGCAGCAGTCCATCACGCAGAGCCTGTCGATCATCTCGGTCGAGAACTGAAACCGCACAGGGCGCGGGCCGGCATGTCCGGCCCGCTTTGCCGTGGGCGATCAACAGCAGAGAACACACATGCCGCAGAAACTCATCGATCAAACCACCATCCAGCCGGACGGCCGCCCCGGCGACGACGCGTTCACCGCGTTCGCGACCTGCAACGAGAACTTCCAGGACACTGAGCAGCGCCTGACGGCGTTGGGTGCCCGCATCGATCAGGAGGCCGCCGACCGCGGGCAGCACGTTGAGGCTGAGTCCACGATTCGCGCAGCTGCGGACTCAGCACTGTCCCAATCGATTGCCGCAGCCAGTGCACGCATCCCAGGTGACAACTACCTAATCAACGGTCAGATGGACGTGTGGCAACTCGGTGATACTTTCACTTGGGCAGAGTCTCGCCGTTACACTGCCGACCAGTGGATCGCGTGGGCCGGTGGTGGTAAGCAGCTGTTCGTGGAACGGCGCAACATGTTCAACATCGGTCTGCCTGCCGCAGTCGAAAGTGTGCGGCCAAAGAACGCCATGTATATCGAAGTTAGTGTTGGCGGGACAGGCAACGATGCTTTTGCCCTTATCCAGCAGCTTGTTGAAGGTGTACACAAACTCAGCGATAGTTCTATCACTACCAGCATGGTGGTATGGGCTGACAAGGCAACAAAAATTGGCGTTGGCCATTGGCAGAACTACGATGATGGTGCACATGTTACCGTGGTTCCGCCGACGCTAATCCAATTGCAGCCTGGGTGGCAGTATGTGCAAGTGACAAAGCAAATGCCTGCTGTTTCTAAAACCTACACCCACGGACCTAACAGTCACATTTCGTTGAACATTTGGCTGGCTAGTGGTTCGGCGGCTGGCGCACCCGGTGCTGGCATCGAAGCGTTCGCTATGTGGCTGACTAACGTAAAAATGGAAGCGGGCACTGCCGCTACGGCGTATCGCCCGCAGCGGGAGTCCGATGTTTTGGTGCAGTGTCAGCGCTATTTCGAAAAGAGCTACAACCTCGGCACTGCCCCGGGCACTGCTACGCGGGTGGGCGGCCACGCGGCAGGACTGCAAACCGGGTATCTCCTGAGCGCCCCGGTGGTGCGGTTCAGTCAGAGGAAGCGCACCTCTCCCGCCATCATCGTTTACAACACCCAAGATGGCGCTGCGGGCCAGATGTCGGAGAACGACGTTAGCGGGCAGCACCGGATAAACCATCCGGCCCTGCTCGACGCCATCGGCGCGATGTCGTTTGAGGCATACGTGGCAAACGGTACGGGTACGCCTAACAACGTCGCCCGATTCCAGTGGACAGCAGACGCGAGGCTCTAATCATGTACCAACTCACCGGAAATCCCGACATCATTCGCTGTGTCGAGACCGGCGCCTTCATTCCGCGCGGTCACTACCTGTGGCCGACGGAATGGCTGGAGCAGAACACGCCTCTCCCGGCACTGCCCGGCCTGGGCTTTGAGCTGCACACTCCCGCGCACTACCGCTACATCCGCGACCAGGCGTTCGCGTGGATGCGCGCCGAAGCGGTTGAGCGTGGCTACGACAGCATCGAGTCGTGCGCGAGCTACTACAACAGCGGCGTGGCCCGATACCGCGCGGAGGCGCGGGCGATGGTTGCATGGCGCGATTCCGTGAACCAGGCGCTGGAGCAGCTGGTGCTGGCGCCGCCTGATGGCATCGAGACCTGGGAGCAGGTGCGCGCGCTGTTGCCGCAGCCGGAGACGTTCGCCTGGCCGGAGAAGGCGGAGTTGCCGCTGGATGGATTGGCACCGCAGCCCGTGACTTGATCCTCACGCGGCGGCAACGGCGCATGCGGCGAGATGGCAGCCATGTGCTATTCCGCCCAGATCACCGCCGCCTATCAGAAGCTGGTCAGGATGACCGGCGCCACCCTGTCGCTGCAGGAGTTCGCCGCGCTCTACGCGCACGACCCGGGCAAGAAGCGGCCCAAGACGCCGAAGGCCATGGATGACGCCTTCCGGGCCGGCGCGAGCCCGGCGGAGCTTGCGGTGTGGGCCGAGGTCGAGCAATGGAACAGGGCCGAGGCCACCATCCTGGAGCAGGAGCTGTTTGCCAACCGCAAGCGGCTGGCCGACGCTGAGCGCGCGCTGCAGGTGAAGGAGACGAAGAAGGCCCGCGAGGACGTGCGGATTGCCGGCAACAAGATCGAGCGGGCCAAGGCGCGGCTGGCGGATCTGCAGCGCGTCGAGCCGAAGGACCGCGACAGCCGCATATTCCCCGGCGTCTACGCCCCGGTGATCGTCTCCGATGGCGGGAAGTTGGTCATCAAGCCGATGCGCTACCAGTGCCGCCTGGCCGGGAAGCCGGCCAACTACGACCAGCGCTTCCCCGGCACCTACAATGCCCGTCGCGACAGCCTGGAGAAGTTCTGGGCGCCGGCATTCGGCCACACCCACGGCCTGATGGTGGTCGACACCTTCTATGAGAACGTCGAGGGCCCGGACGGGAAGAGCCAGGTGGTGCAGTTCACCCCGCGCACGGGCGAGCCGATGCTCGTGGCGTGCCTGTGGTCGCACTGGAGGGACCCGGCCGGCAAAGAGCCGGATCTGCTGTCGTTCGCTGCCATCACCGACGACCCCGAGCCCGAGGTGGCCGCCGCCGGCCATGACCGGACCATCATCAACATCAAGCCAGAGCACGTGGATGCCTGGCTCAATCCGGATTCGGCCAACCTGGCCGCGCTCTACAGGATCTTCGACGACAAGCGGCACCCGTTCTACGAGCACCGAATAGCTGCGTAGGGCAAATCTTGGGGGGCCTATACGCCGCCCACTTCCGAGATGGCGACCGGACGCGTCGGATCTGGCCAGCGCGCAAGTTGCATGGCGCCGACCTGCCGCAAAACGTCGTTGGCAACTGCCTGATGCTGCAGGCAGTTAGCGCAGATAAGGATGACGCCATCAAGGGACCGTGTGAGCTGGGCCCCATGGGCGGCGGTGACATGGTCGCAAGCGGCGCACCGAACCGTCACGGCCAAGGGTTTCTGTTCTGGGGTGGAGATAGACACTCGCATGATGAGGAACTGTCCAGTACTGGTCATCAGCGGGTCGCTCGGGCGGGATGGTGCCCATGGTGAATAATTCATGGAAATTGCGTGTGAGGAACTGACCGAAACGTGCTCGGCTTTAGCTAACAAATGGACTCGTTTTTCCGGTGCGACCCAGAGCACGAAATTTGCACGATCAGTCAGCTGGCGATTTCAACGTCGCCCTTCCGCCCGGCATGCCCTAAACCTGTCATCCTGACGTGCAGGGAATTTCCTGCGAACGGGGAAATTCCGGTGCCGCTCCTATCAATCGCGTACGCCAGTGAGGTGAGCAGTGGTGTATCCGCAGAACGGGTAGAAAGCCTGACGCGAGATGCTGCGCGCTTCAATGTTGAGGCGGGCGTGACTGGCGTTCTGCTGCATGATGGCTACCGCTTCGTACAGTACATCGAGGGCCCGGAGGACGGGGTAGAAGTTGTCTACGGTCGAATTCTCGCGGCAACCAGCCACAGAGAGATTGTAGAGCTTGGCCGTGGTCGTGCGTCCATTCGGCGCTTTCCTTATTGGGTAATGCGACTTGTTCCCGTTGTGTCTGCCGACCTCAGGGATCTCCTAAGCCGGGACTGGGATGGGCTGCGCCGTTACGAGGCAAGTGCAGGTGCCATCGGAAGCGCTATGGTCCAGCTTGCGGAGATCGTCACTCCCCAGGCCAGTAGCTGATACCCCCGCGCGCAGGGCTGTGATCTGGTACGACAGCGTCGG